ATTTATAAAGTCAACAATATATATATATACATGGAAGATACAAAGGAAACAAACAATGAAGATACAAATAAAAGTGAAGTTCAATCCGACGGAGAAGAGAATAATACTAGCATTGAAAAGGTTACTGAAAATTATCAAAAACTCAAAGCGGAAAACGACAAGGTAGAAATTGAATTATTAAGGGCAGAGGAACTTAAGGCAAAAATACAACTAGGTGGGAAATCTATGGCAGGGCAAGAGCCCGAGAAACCTAAGGAAGAAACAGATGAAGAATTTGCAGCACGATTTGAAAAGGGAGAAGTTGTATTATAATGTTAACCAAAACAATTCTAAAAGAAGAGATTAAAAAGACAAAAGAAACCGTTAAAAAATTGAATGACATTCTAGTAGAACAAGATAAGAAACATAAACAATTAATTAAGGATTGTGAAATAGGAATAACTTTAAACACATTTGTCCTCGACAAATTACAAGAAGAATACGAACTTATGGCGTAAACCCTATCACCTATCTAGTAGGGCGGTAGGATTCACTTTTAGGAAAGATTTAAATAGTATTCATTATAAGACTAATTATGGCAAACGAAGCAATAATGGTTGAAGGTCCTTACGAGGTGCATGATTTTACAGTAGCAACTGGGACAGCAGTACCACAGTTTACACTATTAAAGATGACAGATCCTAGAACAGCAGCCGCAACCTCCGCGGATAGTGATATTTTTGCAGGAATTACAATGACAGAAAAAACCGCAACTGATGGAGTAGTAGATTTAGGATTATGTAGAACAGGGATTTGGGTATTAAAAGATAACGGCGGAGCAGGAATCGCAGCAGGACAATTAGTTTCTATTGGTGGGGCAAATACTATTAAGGTATGTACAGCAGCAGAATTGATAACAGGTGATTGTGTTGGTAAAGCTCTTGAAGCAATCGCAACCGGAACAAGTGGAGAAGTACATGTAGGAGTAACCATTTAATGGTAACACAGCCGGGAGCAGACAATTTAAGAGGAGAGAATATATCTAAGGTAGTTACGGTTTTAGCAGCAAAGAAATTTAAATTAATGCCATTATTGAAACAAATGAAGTCTTCGGATATGACTGAAACATATTACGAGGAAGACGCAACAATTCTAACAGCGTCGGGAACTCGAGACATTAAAGGAATAGGAAAATTATCAGAATATCCAACGGTAAATAGAGCATGGACTAAAACAAGTTCAGACCATATTAAGTATGGAGCAGAAGCAGAAATTTCTATGGAAGATTTAAGATTAGGCCAATTCAATATGCAAAGTAGAACAGTGGATGGTATTGCAGAGGCAATTGTTAACTCTATTGATATTGCAATTTACGCAGCTTTAACAGCAGCAACAGGAACTTCTGGAACAATCGCAGCAGTGGCAACATGGGACAACGCAACAGCAACAAATCAAAATCCAGTAAATGATATTTTAAGAGGAATCCAAGCAATGGATGAAAACAACTACGACGCACAAGCAGGTGGATATTTATTAGTAAACCCACACGATTACGCTTCTTTAATGCAGAACTCTAAAGTATTGAACAACCCTACATTCAAGACAGCAGATATTGTTTCTAATGGAAAGATGGGACAAGTGGCAGGATTAACTATTGTAAAAACAACTTCTGTAACTGATGATGAAGCAATGATTATAATCGGACAGAAAACAGCACAATGGCAAAGTGCAATCGGTTTTGAAAGTGCAGTAATCAAGAATGAGGGTAGGTCTACAATCTTTAGGTCATGGCAAATGGGACAGATTCAAATTATTCATAAAAAGAGTATTTATACTATTACGAATACGGAGGCATAAGATGAGTTATAAAGGTCAAGTTCTAAGAGGAGAAAAATTTGCAGTTCTATACAAAGAGTCTGAAATGTCTGGAGATATTTTAGCAGATTATAAAGTTTTTTTAGAGTCCGAGAAAAAAGTAAAAGCAGTAAAGGGGAAATAAGATGGTTGAACTTATTGGAGATATTTGTAAGCCTTCGGAATTAACAGCACCTAATAAAGTTACAACTGATTTACCAAGTGCGCCAAACGTAGGGATGATTTATTATGATTTAACCACAAATAAGTTGAAAGTTTGGACTGGGACAGGATACGAAGCGATTACAAGTGTTTAAATAATACAATTCTTATACAATTCTATGGCTAATATTAAAAGATTGATTAGTGACCGTTCTACAAAGCGGGATAAGGGAAACTATACACGTCCGGAGGGAGCAGGGAACTTTGATAACATGGACGATAAGAATATCGTCGACCAGATTAATATTAAAGTGGGAACGGTTGATATTGAGCCTAGAGTTGATAAGGAGATTGCTAATAAAAAATATGTTGATGATAATATTTATACACCATCAGGAGCAACAGGAAGCTTTACTGTAGGATCAGGGGAAACGATAACGGTTGTTAATGGAATAGTAACATTAATAACCTCCACAACATTCTTAATACTACTAGAGACAGGAGACTTTATACTAATGGAAAACGGAGACAATATCGAAAATGGCTGATACTAAAGTAAGCGCACTAGTTGCAGCAACAGAGGCAACGGCTGCGGATTTATTATATTTAGTGGATGGTGCAACTTCTAAGAAGGTAACGTTTGCTAATCTTGAAGCAGGGACTACACATGATAATCTAATTGCGGGGACTATTGCCTCACATGATACAAGCGCAACAGGGACAGAACTAGACACACTAACAGATGGTTCGGATTCAGATGCTCTACACGCCCACGCAGTAAACGACGCTAAGGTTACAAATGTTTCTACAAACTTAAGTCTAGGAACTCTGACAGCTACGACGATTGATGTTAATTCTTCTGATGGAACAAACGCAACATTAATAGAAGCAGATACTATAAACGCAGGGATTCTCGGAAGTGATAAATGGGATGAGATTGTAGCAAACTCCAACAAAATTTCTTATAATTCTACAGCCTCAACTAAATTGGGAACAATAGAGGAAAGTGCAGATGTTACTGATGCTACAAATGTAGTAAGTTCTTTGAGTGCTGCAACTTTGACAGGGGCTTTAACCGCTGCAGACCACGGAACCGCTGCAACCGACCAAGTAGTAAATGTTTCTTATGGAACAGGAGATCCACCGACGGCAAGCACAACAACAGAGGGAGCTTTATATGTTCAGTATACTGCATAATGGCACTAACAATCACAGAGTTAAATTCTTTAGAACATGATACAACAACAGGAATATCAAACTCAATTATTTTAATAGATTCTACACATTATATGTTGGCTTATGGTGGAACTGGTGATGATGGATTTATAAAAACTTTTAGTATGGATGGCTCTTATGAATTAACACAAATTGATTCTTTAGAGCATGATACATCAAAGGGATTAAATAATTCCCTTGTAATGATTGACTCTACACATTTTATTCTGGCGTATGAAGGGAGTTTGGAAGATGGATTTATTAGCACATTCTCTATTGATGGAAGTCATGTCATTACAGAAATTGATTCTTTAGAGCATGATAACTCAAAAGGACTGTATAGTTCATTATTAAAAATAGATGCAACTCACTTTATCTTGGCATATACTGGAGCAAACGCAGACGGTTTTATTAAGGTTTTTTCTATAGATGGAAGTTATAATATTACACAAGAAACGTCCTTGGAACATGATACAACTAATGCAGTATATAATTCTCTTGTAATGATTGATGCAACTCACTTTATATTGGCTTATGGTGGAACTGGTAATGATGGATTTATAAAAACGTTTTCAATAGATGGCAGTTATAATATTACAGAGATTGATTCTTTAGAGCATGATACAACAATAGGAATACACAACTCTCTTGTAATGATAGATACAACGCATTTTATTCTGGCGTATTCTGGAGTAGATGGGGACGGATTTATAAAAACGTTTTCAATAGATGGCAGTTATAATATTACAGAGATTGATTCTTTAGAGCATGATGTCGCTGACGCATTATATAACTCAATGGTTATGATAGATACAACGCATTTTATTCTGGCGTATTCTGGAGTAGATGGGGACGGATTTATAAAAACATTCTCTATTGATGGAAGTCATAATATTACACAAGAAACGTCCTTGGAACATGACACACTAAACGGAACTTATAACTCTTTAATAAAAATAGATTCTACTCACTACATGCTAGCGTATGCAGGAGATGGAGAAGACGGATATATTACTACTTTTTCAGTGAGTGGGATAGAAGAAGGAACAAATATACATATCAATATAGGAGATGTTTGGAAAGAAATATCAGCAATAAAAGTTAATATCGGAGATGTTTGGAAAGAGGTCGTCGCTGTTCAGCAAAATATTGGCGACGTTTGGAAGGATGTATATTAAAGGAAAGGTTTAAATACCTATATATATATATATATATATGAAATACAAAGGAGGTTTAAAATGGAATTAATAAAAATAAAAGGAATTGATAAAAAAGACTCGGGGCTTGTAATTGTTAAATATGTTATTGTTGAATATGTAGGTATGCCCGACGCTGAGGCTACATTAAATACTAAGTGGCAAAGTGAAGAAGCGAACTATCTTGAATCATTAGGGATCGGAAGTAAGGTTAAGGTCACTATCGTTCAGAAGGATCAATATACAAATATAACTAAGGTTGATATGAACTCTGGGATTAAGGCTGAAGGTGATACATCAGTAACTAAGTCTGAAAAGATTGTAGAAACTCCATCGGAAGTGAAAAGGTCATTGATGTCTCAAAAGGAGGTTGGAATGTGTGCCGGAGGAATGTTAAAGTGTTGGTATTATAACCACACAGCGGAAAGTCCTGAAGAAGTCTATGATATGTACCACAACTTTGTAAAGAAATTAGAACAAAATGGGTAATGGTCAAATTGACAAAGCAGCAAAGAAAGTTCAGGAACTATATGAGAGATTATTGCCGAGGCGCTACATCCAAACAGGTATCAAAACCAAAAGAGGAGTTAAGCTGTTCTACTGAAGATGGAAAGAATTGAAGCAATACACTGGTGCGCATGGTTAGGATTAGTCTTAACCTTCATAAACACAGGTTTATTGATAGTATTAGTAATAGAACATATTTAAATTAATCGTATGGATCTTAGGATCTATACAGAGTGATTATATCACTCCGTCCCCATTTTTTGAAGGGGATTTCATAGTCATCGAGGACAGGCTCTGCCACCTCATTGATTGCACACGAGTAGCCGAATGGATTGGCTCGCCTCATGGGCGTATACTTAAGTTCGATTCTTGAGCTTGTGCATTGGTCATTAACTTGGCTTCCGTTACTTACGGGATAGTTGCTTTTGAGCTTCAAAGCTGACACTGGGAAAGACTAGGATGTGGGCGAGTATATTGAAATGTCAGTGTGCCCACATTTTATAGTCCCTGCGATGTGTGTTTGGTCCACGAATACACTATAAACGGTTACAGTGGATAAAGTAACGCCAGATGGGACAGGCTGACACTGGGAAAGACTAGGATGTGGGTTGCGGTATGAAAACTCGGAAAGCCCACATTTTATAATCATGGAAACGAAACTAAGAAAAGGTCAAGGGATATGTGAAAGTTCTAGATGTAAAAAGAGGTTTATGAAAAAAAGAAAGGATTCTAGATATTGTTCTAACCTATGCCATAATTACGAACATAGGAAAAAGTGGTTAGCCAAGTTGAAGGAAAAGCAAAGGGCTATCGAAGCCCTTAAGGCGTCCCTTTTTTTTGCTTATAATTGAGGCTCTAGTAAAGAGATGTAGGGACATCTTATTACTTCGTGAACATATTTTTATGTTCTCTAGTAATCGACAAGTTTAATAAGCTGTTCATCCTAGCTTTGCTGAAGCAAAGCTCACTAGAGAGCCTGTCAGAGCTTCTGATTACTACTCTAGCTTAGGGCTAGCTTAGGGCTAGCTTGTTCAAGCTAGCCATATTAAGCTAATTCTAGCCGGCATTTAGCCTAATTAGCACTAGCTCAAAGCCATATAAAGTGAGTTGCGTTCGCGCAACTAACATTATAAGCCTTTGCCAGCTTAGCTAAGCTGGACTAGCTATGTCGCTAGCCTACTAATTAAATAGGCTAGCTAGTTAGTTCTTTTACTTGTTGCTTTTGCTATTGGTGGCCGCAGGGCTACCGCCCATCTGCGGCCCTGCCCCCTGATGGGGGCCTGCTCGCATTGCTTCGCTCGCTCGCCCCCCCTCGCCCCGCTCGGGGGCCCCCGACTATTATGTATTGTTATTATGCGATTCTTGGGTTTTGTTTTTTTGTTTTGTGTTGTGGTCTCAAGAGAAAATATTATATACATCCTGGATTGTGCGAACTTCTTTTGGATTGTGCGAACGTAAGAGTTTATTAAGATTAATAATATCTAATTATTAACATCTAATGAAAACCGCAAGGACAGAGAATGCAGGATCGATCGGTTGGATTTGGTAATGTGAAGGTGATTACAATTCACCCTCGAGAAACCTAATAGGGACCTGACGGAAACTAGGGAAGTAACAATATACACAAACGAGAAACCCCATACAACGGAATGGAGAAAGAGAAGGAAAAAAAACCCTCTTTTAACCAAGGTGGATAGTCACAGCTGTGTTAATAAAGGGCTTTTTAGCTTGCTAGCTGTCTCTAGCTAGGGAAGCTAGAGAGAATAGTTATTTATATTTACGATACATTTATATACTAAAGAATATATGAATATATATGGAAGAAGGAGATGGACGTTCAAGATATGCTAAAGTTTGTAAGATATTAAAACCCATAGTTGGGAAAACATTGCACATGAATAAGATATGGCGTAGGATTATGATAGAGATTGGGGCCTCTGAAAAGACCATCAGGGAATGTTTTAAGTTAATGATAGACTTAGGATTAATAAATGAAGTTAAGGAAAATATGTATAAGATTTCTAGAGCCGAAGCAAATATTTAAAATGATTGATTACAAGAAACAAGGAAAAGCGAATCGGGCCAAAGGCGCACGTTTTGAACGTAAAGTTAGACAAAAATTTGAATCTGAAGGATGGATAGTTGATAAATTCACAAATAACATAGACTTAGATAATTCATGTATAGTACCCGCAAAATCCAATAGATTTGGAAGTAGGAGTTGTGGATTTCCAGATTTCTTAATGTTTAAAAAGAAACCTTGTGGATATGAATTAATGTTAGTAGAGTGTAAAGTAAACGGAACATTATCAAAGACAGAAAAACTAAAAATGGAGTGGTTGAAAAATGAAGGGCACGAATGTTGGGTCGCAAGCAAAGAAGGAACACTTGTGGAATTGCAAAAACCCCGTGAAGTTCGCAGAGCAAGCACTTAATATAGAATTAGATGACTGGCAAAAAGAATATATCATGCATCCGGGAAACACGGTTGTACGAGCAGCAAGACAATCTGGAAAGAGTTTCGCAGAGTCTGTCAGAGTTGCGTTATTCGCCTTACTCAACCCGAAGACAAGCACGCTCATTATTGCATCAGTTGATAGGCAATCCATTGAATTACTTGAAAAGGTAAAATCCCAAATAATGGCGATCGCACCGAATCAAATAAAAGGCAGACCTACGTTTCATAAATTAGAATTAAAAAATGGAAGCAAGATTGCGGCAGAACCAGCTGGACAAACTGGGTATGGTTTACGTGGTTTTACTGTTGATAAACTTGTGGCTGATGAAGCACATTATATCCCAGACGCTGTATTTGTGGCTATACGCCCTATGTTGGCTACTACTGGGGGCACTCTTGATCTACTATCTACTCCGAGAGGGAATGAGGGATTTTTCTACGATTGTTTTGAATCCGATGACTTCTGGAAAAAGCACGTCCATTGGAAAGACTGTAATAGATACGCAGAAGGGTTTATAGAAGCAGAACAGAAACGAATGACAAAACTATCCTTCTCCCAAGAATACGAAGCAGAGTTTATAGATGCTTTAATGCAATTCTTCCCAAGAGATCTTATAGTAAAATGCTTCAGTGAAACAAGAATAATAAACGGACGTAACTATTTAGGCGTTGATTTTGCGGGACATGGTGGTGATCCTAACGCCTACGCGAATGTGGAGAGTGTTGGGAATAGAAGTTATATATTTGAGGTTGAAACGAAACAGGAACAAAAAGCATGGGAAACCGTAAACTACATTATACAATTAAACCAGATTTACAATTATAAAAAAATCGGAGTGGATGATGGGGGTTTAGGATCTCCAATCCTGGACTATATGCTAACACATAACGCATTAAAAAGAAAGGCAGTTGGCCTGAACAATGCAAAACGGGAGATAGATGCAGATGGGAAAACTAAACAACTTCAAGGGATCGAGATGTGGGCAAATATGAAGATAATGATGGAGCAAGGACTTGTAAAGTTTTCCGCGAAGAACGATGAATTAATAAGAAGTCTAACGTCAGTACAATTTGTCGTCGAGAAAGACACAAAAAACATTAAGATTCATGGCAAATGGGATCATATTGGGGAAGCGGCAAAAAGAGCGCTTTGGCTAGTAAAAAGCAAAGGATTAAATATAATGGCTTTCTGTTAAAACAATGGCACACACTGGAATTTATGCAACTTCGGCAGAATGTATATTCAAAATGGGGAATGGTTACGACTCTACAAATGTATCTGAAGATAGAATAAACGAATTATGTTTACAGATTGAAAGCTTTTGCAACAATTTAGGGAGAGAAATTTTTGCAGTTAATGCAACAGCATTCACAGCACTAAACGCAGGAAAGAAATACTTACTAACAGAAATCACCTCAAATTATGTTGGATTCTATGGGGCAATGTATGATGCTTCGGGTTACGGAAGTCAAAGAGAACAAGAGAACATTATGAATACATGTTGGGCAAGATTTGTCCAATGTATCGGATTACTAAAAGACCAAAAGACAGTGGGGTTTATTGATTAATGGCAGACGTACTAATAACAGGGACAACATTAGTCGAAAAGGAATCAAGGTCAATCGGAGATGTGCCTATCGGGGGAATTGTATCGTGGGCAAAGACTTTGGCGGGTGTGCCGAATCTAGCAGAGGGTTGGGTTGAGTGTGATGGTTCGGTTTTGGTTGATGCCCTTAGTCCTTTGAATGGTCAAACTATACCAGATTTGAATGGAGATAATAGATTTATGCGAGGAAATGCAACGAGCGGGGGAACTGGGGGAGCAACTACAAGCTCAACAAATTTAAAATCAAATGGGACTATTGGATATAGTGACGATAGCGGAGAATCGGTAGCAAGTGGAGCAGGTGGGGATTTAATAACACGAGGCTCTACGGGTGGGTCTACGATTACATTGAGAGATAAATCAACAGATTCATTTTCAATATTACCACCATATTATAATGTGGTTTGGATAATAAGGGTTCGATAATGGTACATGATTTTAAAGCATACCCCGAGTTATCAAACGCTCAAATGAATATGTATTACTTTGATAGTCCACACCAACAAATAGCGGAAGACTTCGACGCTAAAGTGGAGAAAGTCCACGACGGAGATACTATAACAGTGAGTTGTAATTTCAGAGATTTTAATTTCCCAATAAGAATGGCAAACATTATGGCAGCAGAACTTAACGAGGAGCATGGAGTAGAAGCACGAGACCATTTAAGAAATATGATACTAGGGGCACAAGTAGAAATATTAATAGACAAAACAAACCGAGTCGGAAAATACGGAAGACTTATAGGTAAGGTTTTGCATAAAGGTTTTGATATGGGAGAGCAAATGAAAAGCGACGGATTTGGAGTAGACGTTTGGAAAGAGCAAATGGGAATTAAAGATTTGATAATAACACTAGATATATAATGGCAGACAATAAAGTAACATCAATGGTTGTAGGGGAAGTTAGTCACCCAGACGATTACAGCGTCGCTACTGAAAGTCTAGACTCTCCAAATGAATTAAGTGAAACAATTTGGACAAATTCAAATTGGAATCAACAACTAGGATATTTTAAAACAATCGCAGAATTACACGCAACAATAAACGCCAAATCTACATGGACTATTGGGAAAGGATTTACAGCAGACGAACAAACAGAAATGTTATTAGACACAATCAAAGGAAACGGACTAGACACATTTAACACAATTCTTGAGAACATGGTTAGAACTTATTATATTGGTGGGGATTCATTTTGCGAGATTATCAGAGATGATGAGGGAAATTTAATTAATTTGAAACCTTTGAATCCAAGTAGAGTAAGTATAGTTATGGGAAAGAATGGAATGTTAAAAAGATACGAAGACACTCTAAAAGGAAAGATTACAAAATTTAAACCCGAGGAGATATTTCATTTATCGAGAAATAGAATAGGAGACCAAATACATGGAGTATCAGTAATTGATAGCGTCGAGAATATCATATTAGCACGTAATGAATCAATCACAGATTATAAACAAGTAATGCACGATAACGTAACTCCAAGATGGAAGTTTAAATTAAAGACAGATGACCCAACAGAAATAGCAGCATATAAAGCAAAGATGGACGCAGCAACAAAGACGGTATCAACTAATATTTATGAGCCTTATGATGTATCGGAATCTGAATTAATAACCGTAGCACCAAACGCAACCTTAGACCCTAAGGCATGGATTGAAGCACAAGGGAATTTCTTTTATGAAGCGGTTGGAGTACCAAAGATTATTCTAGGCGGAAGTGGCGAATTTACAGAAGCAAGTGCAAAGATAGCATATTTAGCATTTCAACAGAATATAGAGGAAGAACAATTATTTATAGAGGAACAATGTATGGCACAGTTAAACTTAATCATAGAGTTAACATTCCCAGTATCTTTGGAGAACGAAATGTTATCAGATGAAAAGAAAGACGGAGACGAAACAGAAACTAAACCATCAGAAACAACTGCGGGGTCAGGAGAATGATGGAACAAACATATATCTCAATATTAAGTAATTTCGGTTTTCCAATTTGTATGGTATTTTGGTTTATGCTTAGAACGGAGAAAGTGATTAATAACAATACTAAAATAATGGAGAGGGTAATTCAAAAACTATAATGGCAGGAACAATATATTTAAATCCAACAAAGAAGCAGAAGAAGAAAAAAGATTATATCGCACCTAAAGAAGATACTAGAATGACTAGAGAGAAAAAGAAAAAGAAAAAGAAAAGTAAAACAAGGGTAAGTAGACAAGTGCACGAAGACAAATCAGGGAAGAGAACTTTTAGAGATACAGGAGCAGACTATAAGAAAGAAGATTTATTTAAGGAAGCACCAAAAGTAGAGGATAAGATTGAAGACAAAGGGATTGATTTAACAGAACAGGGACAAAGGGAAGAATTAACAACAGGAGACAAGATTAAAGGTTTGGCAATAGGGGCAGGAATAGGGGGGACTCTAGGACTGGGAGCAGTGGCATTGGGAGCGGGAGGAGTAGCAGCCGGAGCATCATTATTATTTGGAAGTGGAGCAACAGCAACACAGGCAGCAATACAATCGGGATTCGCACAACAGGCAATGGCACAAGGAACAACCGCAGTGAGTAAATCGGGAATTGTAGGGTATGCCCCAAAAATTGCAAGTTCAGTAACAAGAGGATTTTTTACAAATTCAAAGACAGCAGGTTTGACAAGTTCATTATTAGGGAAAGCATTTACAACAACAGCAAAGAATGTTAATCCAATG